AGAAGGTATAAAATTTTTAATGTCTAAAAAAGGTTGTATCCTAGCCGATGACATGGGTTTGGGTAAGACCTATCAATCCATAATTGCAGCATTAGAATCTGGCGCAGAAAAAATACTTATCGTTTGTCCATCTTCACTTAAGATAAATTGGGAAAGAGAAATACATTACTTTCAATGCAAAGATACAGCAATAGTAGAGGGCAAGAGATGGAATGAAGCAAAATTTACAATAATTAACTACGATATACTAAAAAACTTTCATGAAATACCTGGTAAGGGTATAAAAGAAGAAGATATATGTTGGGATAACCAACATATAGTTAAATCAAATTTTGATTTAATTATAATGGATGAAGCTCACTTCCTTAAGAATCCAAATAGTATAAGAGGTTCTATCATGAAAGACCTATGTACAAATTATAACACCGAAAAAGTTTGGCTGCTAACAGGCACACCCATTGCAAATAGACCAATGGATTATTATAATCTTTTGAAATTAATTAAATCGCCATTAACTGATAACTGGAAATACTATGTAACTAGATATTGTGAAGGTAGACAAATAACCACAACATTAAAAAATGGTACGAAGAAAAAAGTATGGCTTACAAATGGAGCATCAAACTTGGAAGAACTAGCAATGAAAAGTAAAAATACCTTCATACGAAGATTAAAAACGGATATATCTGATATGCCAGAAAAAACAATCGTTCCGATATACCATAAATTAAATAAAAGACAATCAAGAGATTATGAAAATATTTGGGAGGAATACCTAGAAGAAAGACGTTTACTTAAGAAAAGAGGTACCCCACCAAAAGATATGGTAGAATTGGGGTTATTGAGGAAATTCGTAGCGATGGAAACCATACCAAATACAATAGAATTAGTAGAAAATATATTAGAACAAGGAAATAAAGTCATTATATTCACAAATTTTACTGATGAATTAATGGCTTTAGATTCTCATTTTGGTAAAAGGGCTGTAATTCATTACGGAGGGATGAACGATAAAAATAAACAAAAATCTGTGGACGCTTTTCAAAATAATGATAAAACAAGGGTTTTTATAGGTAATATAAAATCAGCTGGTGTAGGTATAACACTTACAGAAGCCAACTACGTTGTATTTAATTCATTTTCTTGGGTACCTGGAGATAATGAACAATGTGAAGATAGAAGTTACAGAATTGGACAACAAAACAATGTAACAGTTTATTATCAATTATACAGCATGAATAATATAGCAAATATAATGTGGAACACCGTACAAAAGAAAAAAGAAATAATAAAAACTATAATGGGAGAAAGGGGTATAAATGAGGATGCTGCTATAGAAATAATGCTTAATGAACTAATTGATGATTATGAATAGAATTAGGGTTTATGGTTTTGAAGGGTGCCCATATTGTAAAGAACTTATGGAAATGTACGATAAACATAATATAGAATATTATTACATAGATGTTGATTTAGATGAAAACGCTGAAGAAACTGAAAAAATCATGGAAATAGGTCAAACTGATAGTGTACCTATTATTTTAGTTAATAACACACTACTATCTCCAGAAAATAGTTTTAAATCAATAAAAGAAGCTTACCAAACTACACTAAAATTTTTGAAATAATAATAAGTTTTATATAAAATTAGATATTTATAAATAAACTTAATATTATGCCAGTAAGTAACGAAGACAAACAAAGAATATTTGAACAATTTAGAGTATCAATGGGTGCTCCACTGAGACAAGTCGAATTGACAGATGATATGTTATGTGTACTATTAGATATATCAATAGAAGATTATGCGCAATATGTACAAGAATGGCTCATAGAACATCAATGGCAATCATTATTAGGTAAAAATATAAATACAACTGATTTTGCATTTGCTTTGAGTGTTAGAGATTTTGATTTCATGACACAATACACATATGCTTATTCTAAACAAGTTGGCTTACAGGCAAGAGGTCCATGGGAACTAAAAAAAGATTATCTTACTTTAGAATCTGGAAGACAAGTTTATGAAATACCAGCAGGTAGAGAAGTAAATGAAGTTCTTTGGATTACACCACCTACTACGCAAATGGCTCTTTTTGCTAATTATGGCGGTATAGATTATGGATTTGGTGGTGGATTTGGTCAACTAGGTAGTTCTGGTGGTGCTGGTGGTGGTGGATATGGATTTGGTGGTGGAGGAGGTTATTATATTTCACCAGCTTATGATATATTATTAACAGCTTCTGATTTAAATTTAAAAAATAGAATTCTACGAAGCGAATTAGTATACAAATTAACAGCTGGTCCAAACGGAACAAGATTACTACATCTTATAAGCACCCCAGGTTCTAAACTTTCTTTTGGTCATGGGATAGGTGGTGCAGGCAGTTCAGTAAATATGACTGGATGTCAAGTATGGTATCACTATTATGACACTAATCCAGGTAACGTTGATGATTGTAGAAAAGACAATCCAGATATTATAAAATTACCAAATGAAGTTCCATTAGCAAAGTTAGATTTTTCAACATTTAACGAACCAACAAAAGCCTTAGTAAGACAATTGTTTGTTGCCGAAGCAAAGAGAGCATTAGGTAGAACCAGAGGTAAATTTGGTGGTATCGTAGGTCCCCCAGAAGCTGAAAGAACGATGGATTATGACTCATTATTATCAGAGGGAAACGATGAAAGAAAAATAATACTTGAAAGACTTGACACTAGACTTGAAAGACTTTCATCAACTAAACAATTAGAAAGAGGTGCAACTGAGGCTGAATTCTTAAATAAACAGTTAAAATACAGACCATTAGGGTTATTTATAAAATAAGGTCTTCTGGCCTTTGATTTCTAGCATCTTCAATGTCCTTTTGTCTCTGTATTAATCCGAAATATGTATTATCGGTAGAATTACCTGCTCTATCTGGACCATGTGGAGATTTAAAATATTTCTTGTGAACCCAATTGTCATCATGATACCAGGTAACATATCCATTTTCTTTTAAAAATTTAGCCTTTTCTTCGTAATTTTCTATTTCTTTTTTATCCTTAAGCATAACATTAATATTTTAAAATTCACCAGACCTATCACGTTCTGAAACTTCTTGAATATAATCAATTGATTCATCACTAAGTATTTTTTCAGAACTTCTTTCTTTCCAATCACTTCTTATTTCTTCCCATTCAGCTTCTTCAATATTATTTGGAATCTTATTAACTGAATCCCAAAATCTTATTTCCTTATCTTCAAACATCATAAGAGCTTCATAAGTATCTTGGTCTGATGATTCAAACGGTTTACCTGCTGTAAGTTCACATTGAGACCTTGAAAATACACTTCTATCCTCTAGCTTAAGCACCTTAGTCTTTTTATCCTTATATACGTTTGTAATAATACTACCTCTAATATCTGGGTCAAAACAAACTAATAATGGTTTGATTCTTTTATTAAACGCATCTAAATACTTAGCGACATTATATTCTGTATTTATTAAGTCTGGATTTGTTTCTAATTGTGATTGTGGTATCCACTTGCAGTTAAATTTTATCTCACAAACTTCACCACTTTCATCTTTTATAGCTTTGATGTCACTATGTGATTTAGCAGTACCAGTATTTACATAATAAATCACATCACCTAAATTAACATTTAAACCAAGTTTTAATATTAACTCCATGTGCGCTTGTCTTGATTTATAATTACCAGCTTTATTTTTTTGTTTACAATATACATTAGTATAATAAATTGGTAACATTTTAACTTTTGATTTAGAACCTATTTTTGCAACAGGTATCTTATAATTATAAATCTTATCTACATATTCATAATAGTATTCAATAAATTCATGCCCTTTACCATCTAATAGATATCTAACGGCTGTATTTAAAAATTCTTCAATATACACAGGCATTGCTTTTGATTTAACAGTATTACCAACTAATTTAACTTTTCCATCGATTAAGTTAGCATAATTTTTTCTAGCGAAATTTATAGTTGATTCACATATATCATCAATATCTAATCCCATTCTACCAATCATATACTCTTCATTAAATTCAGCTAATACAGCATCAAGACCTGTTAACACTTGACCCTCTTCATATTTTTTAGTTTTCCAATGAGTAGATTTACAAGTGTATTTAACAGAATCAATGTTTTCTGGAATAGCAAAGTTAGCACCATCGGTATCCATAACTAATGCTCTAAACCCATATTTTTCTGTAAAATGTCTAACCATTAACCTTAAGTATTGCCTACCTCTACACGTTGTTTCTTCTGCACAATCGGTATCACCCCAATTGAATATATAAGGGGCACCATATGCACCAAAAAACGAATTAGCGAATATTTTTAATGGTAATTGTTTTTTATCAAAATCAGACGATAACTTTTTTTCGTTAGAAATCATCTGATTGCCCTTTTGTATTCTTTCTTCATTAAGTCTATCCATGTGCTTTTCTAACATATCAAGAAGTTTCTTTGCTTCTTTTTTATGTGTACCAGTTAAGAACTTAAATTCATCTCTTTTATCTACGATATAGGTTAAAAGATATTCCATAACACCAGATATGTCAAGCGATGGGAATATTTTATGTGTTAATTGTGTTTTTGGGTATAGTGCTGCAAAATCAAGTTTAATAACATTTACTGCATAACCAACTTCCAAAAGTCTTGATAAACCACCTGTAAATTTTTTCTTAGGTGCTAAACTTGGTATTGCTAAACCATTTTCATACGACCAAGCGGCCATAAGTAATTTCCATTGACCTGCCGTGCCCATAGTAGAGCTTCGCATAAAAGTTGTGGGTAACAATTTAGCAACCAAATAAGCGGCTTGGTTATATATGTTATCAACGTGCTCCGTCTCCCAAAGGTCATCAATTAAGTATCTTCGAACAATATAATCACCCTTAACAATCTCATACCCTTCTTTCAAGGTATTTTCTTCACTTATCTTATACCAATCACCATTTGTATCATTAAATGCGTAATCCGATGAATCTAACCATGTTTTATTAAGTATTTCACCTGGAATATAAACTCTATTTTTCTTGGCGACTCCCGAAAATTGTGTTATATACTTTAAAGACCATTTTTTTATGTTAGAATTAATAGCTTGTGCTTTTCTAACTGAATGAGAAATATCCAAAACATTATATCCCCACATAATTGTTTGTTCATACTCTTGTTGCTCACCACCTAATTTAAGTGTCATTTCTCGCCATCTAATATTTTTTTCTGTATTTAAGGTTTTGGCAATTCTTTTAATATCAATATCCAATATTTCACATCTTTTTCTTATGAAAGGCCAATCAAAGTTTGCTCCATTGTAATCAGCTATAACATCTGGTGTTAAAGCTGCGATTATAGCAAAAAAGTCTTTAATGTTTTGCCTTTCTGATTCTCTCTTTTTAAGTGGTGAATCACCCTTTGTTTCCAAAACAATTTCAAACCCACGATTATCTTTAATACCTATCTGGAATATACCATCAGTCTTTGGTTCTAGACCTTCAGTTTCAAGGTCAAACTGCATCTTATGTAATTCAGTATAATCTTCAAAACCTTTAAATAATCGTATACCAGATTGCATCATAAATTGTTCAACAGGTGTAAACACTACAAATAAATGTTTATGTTCATCTGAATAAATATCAATACCACCAAGCCTAAAAAAGTTAAGTAACTTACTAAAAGAACCATCACAAGTTACAAGATATTTATAACCATTTTGTAACCTTTCTGGCACATAACCATCAGAATTAGCTGTTTGAACTTCTTTTATCTTCACTCTACAATCTCTAGCCGCTGATTTTATCTTAACTCTATTACCACCATAAAGTATATTAGAAACATCATGTTTCATCCATAAAAATGGTGTATATTTATGTTTCTCTATTTTTTTCCCAGTGTTTGGGTCATTAATAATAAGTGAAACAAAATCGTCACGATAAGAACTTTCAATCGCAATAACATATTTTTTAGGGTTATTACCCTTTAGAAATTTTTCTATTAACTCAAAACTTAGTTCAACATTATTCATATAAAATTAATTTAATTATAATACAAATAAAGTAAAAAATAAGTAAATAAGCAATAATAAAACTATTTCTTTATGCTACCTTCTAACACATTTATAATCAATTCTTCTCTAATAGGAACAATAAGAGTCCCCGAACCGTCCAAAAATTCAATTATAAATTTACCAATATAAGTTCCAGGTTTAGAAGTGTCTTTTCTTGAAAATTGATAAGAAATGTAATATTCCTCATCCTCACAACCGTTATACTCAGATTTTAAAATACAAGTTGCCGACCTTTTACCAATCTTTTTTACGCCAGTATTTATATCAGACATACTAAAATATATGTTACTATTTTGTATTTTATCATGGAATTCTCTAAAAGAATATCTACCATCTTTTATTAATTCCATTTTTAATATAGGAAGTGTCGCATCTTTGTTAATATGAAAGTTCATAATTTTATATTTTTATTTACCGTATCTCGCTTTTTCTACCTCATAATTATTTATGATATCACACCAGTTTAAATCACATATATAGAATCTAAACTGTGATATATCACCATAAAATGTTCCAGCAAAATTTTGTTCTATTATTAACCCTAAATCCTCTGGGTCTTGACCATCAAATGTCATTGATTCTAACAAACCCTGTGAACCACCCCCTAGACTATAATTAAATGGTACACCAAGTTGTTTATCCTTATATTCATTAAGTCTCCTAGCTACAAATTCATCAACATCTTCAGCTACAAACTTTAATTTTGAGTTTACATAGAACATAAGTCTACCTTTTCTATTTTTACCATATTTAAGTTGACATTCATCATATTCTGGAAATACAAATCTAATTGCTACATGCTCCCATTGTTCATCACTCACCATCCCACTTACTGAATATTGTTCTTCAATTGTCACTCCAGTGACATATGTTTCACCAGAACAATAACCAGTAAACTTTAATGCTCTATAACCAATACTACCATCATCTTTTACTCTAAAGCCTATTGCGTTATCATATATATCAGCATCCTTATCTAATTCTAGTAAATCTGATGTAAAACCACTAAAATCACATACCGTTTTGTTACCAAAACCACTTTGAACGCTACCGCAGCTACCACACTTACTACCACCAGCCCTACCAAAAATAAGAAATGGGTTTTGTGTATTTGTAATCTCTTGTGTATACCCCGTTATTGTTATACTGTCACCAGTAAAATCACATACGGTTTTAGTTCCATAACCAGTTAATTCATTACCACACTTACCACATTTATTACCACCTGCTCTACCATATATTAAAAACTTATTTGTTACCTCATTAATTTCCAATGGTGGTGGACTCAACGGTATTGGATAACCACTATTCCCACTTATTGATATTTGTGTCTCTTTAGGTATTGTACAAAATGTTGTAACAGTTCCAGTGCATGCACTACTAGATGTACAACCACTTGTACAACCAGTATTAAGACCTTCAAAAACATTCCAATATTTATTCTCGGACCTTGTACCCATATAAAAGAAAAATCCTTTATTATTTGGATAAGCATCATTAAGTGTAGTACCAGTAGTTCCAGAACAAGAAGAATCAGATTTATTCAACCAAAACTCAGCAGCCCAAGCTTTTGGTACTCTTGTTGGTAAAACCTCATAAGAGTATCCGTCTAATTTAAAATACCCTTGATAAAACCCACCACAAAGTCTACTATAATCACCAAGAGTGGTATCTCCACTAATAATATCAATAGGATATTCATATTGTTCAGTTGCTCCAGTAACTCTTGTCATGAATAACCTCGTATCACCAGAAGGAATAACAATAGTGGTACCAGTTAAAGCTGATAATAATGCAGTGTTAGATGTATCACCACTTGCTTTTTCAAAAGTAACGTAACCATTATCTATACCAGTTAAACCAAATGTATTAAATGTATAACCAGTATTAGTTGCTCCCTCCCATGTTACTAAACTAAATATTGTATTAGCAGATGTTACTCCACTTGAATAAATGTTCGATTCATTGAAATCATAATGAACAACAAAACAATCTCCAGACACTATTGTTCCATCGTACATACAACAGTTTATATGTTCATCTTGTGCAAGATAAAAATCATGGTATTCACTATTACTTAAAAAAGCATCTATCTTATTAAAATTAAAATTCTTTAAATTGCCCATCATTAAAATATTTCAAGTTTCACTCTACCCCAACCATCATTTCTTTTTATATATAAGTAAAAATCATCCCTAGTCATTAGACCTACTCTACCAAATGAATCATTAGTAGAGGTAGGTGTATACTCTGGTATAATAATACCCTTTGGTATTATATTATTATTTGTTACCCAATCACCGTTAGAATTAATTATAAATTCTGCGTCTGCGTTTTCAGAAATACCATTAACGACAATAATACCCCCATCCAATGCTGATTCTTTTGTTCCATTATAATTTAATTCTATATTATTATCTTCGGATGCGATTGTTTGTGTTTCAAGTATAGATTCCTTATTTTGTGTTAAATCTATTGAATTACTTGACAATTCTTTTATTGCGCCAATAATCCATGGAATTAACTCTTTATACTCTATAGTTAATGTACCATTACCTTTTGCTCTTTTTCTAACAATTTCTGGTATTACCTTTTCAACCTCCTGTGCAATCAAACCAAATACAGTACCTTCTCTGAATTTTATATCTTTTACCCATTCAAACGAAACTGGGTTAAGATTTAATATTTTATCCAGTGCATCATCAATACTATTTACATTTTTCTTAAGGGTAATATCAGAAGCACCATCAACTATCAACCCTTCACCATTTGTTTCTAATTGAGTAATATTAATTAGACCATCAATTACTAAATCTGGTACATAAACAGTATCATTTGTTGTTGCTGTAATAGATTGCCCACCTAAAACTACACTTCTTTCAGTATTCGTATTAACCAGGTTACCTACGCCTCCTAATACTACTGAAGAATTAGCACCAGAATTTATATTATTATTTATACCACCTAAAATTGCTGATTGGTCACCATAAGCACCATATGTGGCACCACTTGCGTTAAAATGTACAAATGAAGTCTGACCACTTGCCACTACAGAATTACCCCCAGCATGTGAGTAAGTACCACTTGCTATTGTTCCATTCCCTTGAGAATGTGAGTCATCGCCAATCGATTTAGTGCTCCTACCTTCAGCATGTGATGCCGCACCCGAAGCTATAGTCAACTTACCCTCTGCATGTGCTGAATCAAGACTAGCTATCGTCCTATCCCCTTCTGCGTGAGTGTTAGTTCCGCTTGCGGTTGTATCCTGACCTTCAGCATGTGAACCAGTTCCACTAGCAACTGTGCCACCACCTTCCGCATGCGAATAGTCACCACTCGCAGTTGTATTATTACCCTCTGAGTGTGACCCACCATTACCACTAGAAATAGTAAATTGACCTTCAGCATGTGAACCAGTAGTAGTAGCGGTTGTACTTAATCCTTCAGCATGTGAAGCGTTACCACTAGAGATGGTAAATATACCCTCCGAGTACGAACCATTTGTCGTAGCAGAAGTTCTAACACCAAATGCAGTTGATAATAAACCAATAGAAGTTGAACCGCTATTTTGTACATTACTATGTATCGTTATTGGTGAACAACCGTACAAATTTGATATATATAAATCCGTAATACATGTTGCTGAAGTGTTTCCACTAAATGAAGTCGCACCAGAAACTGGTCCCCATTCAGCCTTACCTTCCGAATCTACACATTTAAGAACATAACCAACTTGAGGACTTTCAGTTACTATTATTTTTTTGGTTCTTGTTATCTCCGTATTATCAACCCAAATTGTTCTACCTGTATAATCCAATGTATTTGCTGATAAAATATTAACACTTGTATGTTCAACACTACCACTATACGAAGGACCAATAACCATCATGTTAGTAACAATTAAATCAAAACTAACCCCACTATAACTTAAGTTAATACTATTACCATCTATTATTGTAGTATTATTACTAGTAAAAACATTAACATTTTGTGTAACCCCACTATTTGATGAAGTTAATGCGCTTATTTGAGATATTCCCAATTCCATCCTTGAATCGTACCAATTAAAAATTGTTGTTGCGGAGTTACCAGAAAAAGTACTTACAACCAATGAAAAGGATTCAGTAGTTCCAGAATCCACGGTACTTGGCCCTGTCGTTAAAGCACTAAAAGGCACACCAAAGACTGTTGCCCCAGATAATATAGTGTTCGTTCTCTCCCTTTGTTTTATCTGCCTATTATCGGAATAATCCAATTTTGTCCTAAAAGTCATAATTTTATCTTTTATTATAAATATTATCATATTTCTTTATATTTATATTAAAAAGTATATTTATGAAATTTACTAAAAAAGAATTTGAAGAATCGTACAAACACGATGAACTAGATGAGTTATACGACAGAACTAGTGGGGACTTATCTGGTGGTATACCAGTTATGAATACATCCTCAATTTTTACTGACACACCTACACTTCCATCAGATTATTCATCAGATAGAGAAATGGGTATACCAATAACTACGAATAAATATTCCGCAAACGCTAAGAATAATAAACAGCAATACCCTTTTCAAGGATATAATATGGGTATACCATACGGATATTATAGTGTTAATGAATCAAAAGATAAATTAAGTGAATTAATAAAGAAAAGAGTTCAAAAGGTAATGGAAGACCTTGTTGATAATAGCACAAAAAAGAATGGTTTAATAACTGCCGATAACTATTCCGACTTAAATAAAAATAATATTCCAGATATATCTGAAATTGAAGACATAAAGGTAATTGAGGCCACTAAAACATTTTTAAATAAAATAAGCGATTCTAACGAATTAGAACTTTTTCTAATTTTAAATCACTTATTCGATAATATTAAAATATCTGACCTTGATGACAAGTTAATAAATATATTAAAAAGTAAAATTTAATAACATGCCTAATCTAGATATACATAACAAAAAATTTCCTGTACCTAAAAAATTTAAAAAACTTATTGGGAATGAAATTAGTGGGAATAATATGACCACAATAATGTCTAGACTTAGAAAAAAAGAAAATAAATCAAAAGAAGAAGAAGAACTATTAGAATACCTAGAAAAAGAATATGAAAATATTGCCGACTCTATTGATAATAAAAAAAGAATTCAAATGAATTTAGGTAGAGAAAATACTTTTAAAAAGACACATACCAAAGATAGAAAAAATAAAAATGTTGATAAAATTGGTGGTATGGCAAAATTGACTAGCAGTGGGAAACATACAAAAACCTCTAACCAATTAGCTAACAATATAGTTCAATATTATGAATCTTTTGATAAAGAAATTAAAGATATGATATATTTAATAGAATATATGGATAATAATGATAAGAAAAAAATATTATAATCATGAGTAATAAATTAGAACAAGCGGCAATCGCCCAAAGAAACACGCTTATTGCGACAAATTTTTATAACGATGTAGCTGATGCAAATAATTATACCGCTACACACACAAGAGCACTATCTGACCAATTAACACCAATAGCTGGCAAAGGGACTGGTATATTCCTAGACACATACAATGGTGGGGGCGACTTTGACGTTAACGGAAATCCTAATATTGGTGGTACTGGTAGAATTGCTGCTTATGCCAACAATGGTTCAACATGGGGCTACACACCAGACAATTATTATAAAAAACCAGACACTAGTGGTAATGCAGGTCAATTTAGTTTTTAATAAATGAAACTTTACAATTTATATAAAGATATTATATTAGAAGAAAAATCAAAAAACATAACATATGGTGAAACATATGGAACTGTTAGTGATATTTCCGCAGCAATAGATTTTGCTATAGAGGGTGGTAACACAAAAAAAGATGATAGACCATTCGCTAATTGGGTAAACATATGGTATCAAAAAGAAAAAAACGGTCCAGAGAGAAAAATGTTTGTGTATATATTAGGTAGAGGAAAATTAAAAGGTGGCAGTAACCACGATGCTATTAGAATATGGGACCCTGGTTATGGAGGGACAAAAAGAGAAAGAACACACAAAACTTTAATAGTTGATAAAATAAGAAAGATAAAAGTACTAAAGTTAAGGCAATATAATAATTCTGAATTTCAGAGTTACACAAAAAATAAAATAAACCCACCAAATGATAAATTATTTCAAGGTGGGAAATACCAAGATGGAAAAAGTGTTAAAATATGAATCAAGTACCACAATCAGCAGACTTAAGTAAATTAAAAGGTATATTAAGTAACGCTAAAGCTGTTATGAATAAGGTTAATGAAAATAATCCTAACGGGAAATTATTACCTAGTAATAACACAACAACGACAAATACAACAAATTATATAAGTGAAGAGCAATTTAATAACGCAAACGCAGTACAACAACAACCACAAAGAAAAATAACTAAAGAAAGTATATATAACTCTAAGTTACCAGATGCTATTAAGAAAGCTATGCTGGAAAGTCCAATACAACAACCAAACACTTTAACACATACTTTTAATTTGGAGGATGTATCTGATTTAATAGAGAAACCAAAACAAGTTAATGAAAGTATTGTCCACAACAATGACAAGATAGCAGTAAGTGAAACTGCATTACGAGGAATAATCAAAGATGTGTTATTAGAATTTCTTACAGAAGACTACAACAAAAAATTAACAGAAAACGCAATTAAAAAAACAATCAATACACTGTTAAAAGAAGGAAAAATAAAAACAAAAAGATAAAGACAAAATAAACCCAGAATATTCTGGGTTTTTTTATTTACAATACTGATTGTTTGATTATTATATAAACATAATAAAAAAAACAATTACTAAAATGAAAAAAATAAAAGTATTAGTAGTCCCATCAGACCGTACTGGAGTGGGATATTTCCGTTCAACAAAACCCCATATATCCTTAGAAGAAAATTACCCAAATGAGTTTCATATTGATATTGATTATCAACCAAATTTAACGGATGAAAACTTCCTAAAACAATATGATATTATTCACTACCATAGAGCATTAGGGGCATTTGAAAGAACAGAAGAAGTCCTTAAACTTACAGATAAATTAGGTATTATAACCATAATGGATTTAGATGATTATTGGGCACCAGGGAAACATCACCCTGCTTATCTACTAATAAAACAATCTGGTATGGATAAAAAGATTATTGAAAATCTTAAAACAGCTAGAAATGTTACTACCACTACACCAACATTCGCTAAAGAGATAAAAAAATATTGTAAGAATGTTTTTGTATTACCAAATTCTATCGACCCAAACGAAAAACAGTTCACCCCAAAACCAGAACAATCAGATAGAGTAAGAATTGGGTGGTTAGGTGGTAGTTCACACTTACAAGATTTAAAACTATTATCTGGTGTATTTAATAAAGTTAAATCAGATAAACTATTAGATAAAGTTCAATTTGTTTTATGTGGGTTCGACACAAGGGGAACAGTTACAATGATAGATGAAAAAACAGGTAAACAAACAAGAAGACCCATAAAACCAATGGAGAGTGTTTGGTATCAGTATGAAAGAATATTCACAAATGATTATAGTATTATTAGTGAAGAATACAGAAATCACCTACTTAAATTCGATAAAAGTGAATATCACGATATAACCAATGAACCCTATAGAAGAGTATGGACAAAACCAATTAGTACATACGCATCAAATTATAACCTATTTGATGTATCTTTGGCACCATTAGAAGAAAACATATTCAACGAGGTTAAATCACAACTAAAAATAATTGAAGCTGGGTTCCATAAAAAAGCACTCATAGCTCAAGATTTTGGTCCATATCAAATAGATTTAGAACATTACTATAATAAACCAAAGAAAGGTTCTGAGATATCAATAAATGAAAATGGTAACGCATTCTTAGTTAAAACAAAAAGAAACCATTCGGATTGGTATAAAAATGTTAAGAGATTAATCAATAATCCAGACTTAGTTACCGAAATGGGTGAAAAATTATATTCAACTGTTAAAGATACATATAGCACTAATGCTGTTGCGGAAAAAAGAAGAAACTTATATCTTAAGTTAATAAAAGAAAGTACAAAAAAATTAGAAGATAAGTTCATTGTTTAAAAAAAATAGTATACATTTGTTATTATAATTATATTAACTTAAAAAATAGTAACAATGGAATTAACAATTGAAAAAATTAGTAAAAACACTAAAAAGTTTTTTGAAACCGCTTACAAGTACTCTGTAATGAATGAAGACCTTGAAGAATTACTAGGGCAATCATTTATTAAAGCACCTTGCAGTACCAGCACAAATTTTTATAACGCACATGAAGGTGGATTAATTCAGCACATCCTTAACACTACTAAATATGCTGTATCCATCAATAGTTTATTACCAGAGACAAAGCAAGTTAATATTAAATCATTAATTAGAGTTTGCTTAGTTCATCAAATAGGTAAAACAAATATGTTTGTTGAACAAGAATCTAAGTGGCATAAAGAAAATAGAGGCGAAATGTACAAATTCAATGAAGAAGTTTTATCAATGTCAGTCGCTGAACGCTCCATTTATTATGCGTTAAAATCTGGTGTAGATTTAACAGAAGACGAAGTTTTTGCTATATACAATTACAATAGCGATTTCGCCCATAGACCAATGAAAAGTGATGGCGAAAACCTTGCTGCCCTTTTAAAAATATCTAATTTAACGGCCATAATGGAAGAAAAATAATTACTATGAAATACAACGTAAAAGACATTAGGGATAAATTTTTTGAAGCATTGAGTCCTTCAACTAAATATAGTATTGAAGACTTTAACAACGAATACGACAATGTTAACCACACGCTAATAGCTGATTCAGACTACATGTTAAGCGTAAAATTTATGAACAAGTCCAACAATCAAGACCCAGAGTACCAAAGTGATGGTGCAGCTGGGTTTGATTTTAGAGCAGACTTAGAATATCCCATCGAAATACCAGGAAAAAATAGTGATAACAATATTGTTATGGTTCCAACTGGGTTATATTTTGAATTACCTAGTAATATGGAATTACAAGTTAGACCAAGAAGTGGTTTAGCCGCCAAGCATGGTATAACAGTTTTAAATAGCCCAGGAACTGTTGATTGTGATTATCGTGGTGAAATTAAGGTAATACTTATAAATCATTCACCAACTAGTTTTACAATAAATCCTGGTGACAGAATAGCGCAAGGGGTTATAAATTCAGTTATGACCAGAGAACTATTAAACCTTAAAAAGGTAAACGAATTAAATAAAACCGAAAGAAACGATGGAGGTTTCGGAAGTACTGGAATTAAATAGAAACACAATATGGCGATATCAGATATAGAAATAAAAGTATCTAAATTAGACTTTAATGATTTACTTATTGAACCAACAGAAAGTACTAGTGTCAGAAGTAGAAAAGATGTAAATATTTTTGATTCAAATGGTAAATTACCATTGTTTACCGCACCCATGGATACGGTTGTTGATAATAAAAACGAACAACTATTTATCGATTTAGGAGTTAATGTATGCCTACCAAGAGGTCTTGAAGGTCAAGAAGGTTCTTTCATTTCATACTCATTAAAAGATTTCAATGAAAAGATTATTAATTCAAATACACCATCATTAGCAAGTAATAAAAAGAAATATGTACTTATTGATACAGCAAACGGACACATAAAAGAAATGGTTTCATCAGTAAGGGTTGCGAAGAAAAAATGGGGCAATCAATTAGTATTAATGGTTGGTAATGTTGCGAATAGTAAAACATATGAATTATTATCAAATGCTGGTGCTGATTTAATTAGATGTGGGATAGGTAACGGAAATGGCTGTTTAACAACTCAACAATTAGGTGTCGGGTATCCAATGGCATCACTGATAAGAGAATGCTACATTGCATCTTGTTCGTTAGATAATCCAGCTAAGATTGTTGCAGATGGTGGAATGAAATCATATTCAGATGTCATAAAAGCACTAGCACTTGGTGCTGATTATGTAATGCTTGGTAGTATATTCAATAAGTCAATTGAATCTTGTGGCAAAAATTACATATTTGAAAATATTCCCATTCCAAGTTCATTTGCTAAAAGGCTTCATAAATTAGGTTTTAAGGTCTTTAAAAAGTTTAGAGGTATGAGCACTAAGGAAGTTCAAAAGAAGTGGGGAAATCTAAAATTAAAGACCTCTGAGGGGGTTGTAAGAATAAGAGAAGTAGAATATACTCTTGAAGGATGGGTTGACAACTTTTCTTCCTATTTAAGGTCAGCAATGAGTTATTCAGATTCTTTTGATTTAGAAGAATTTGTTAATAAAGCTAATTTGATTAAGATATCTGAAAACTCATATAAAAGATTTAATAAATGATTG